TCTATCTAATGTTCCTCTATCACTTACAATTTTACTTGCATCGATTAAGGCATCCGCGATCGCTGTCTTTTTAGATCGGTCATAACCCATCATTTTTAAATATTTTTGAACTCTGTCTTCTCGTTGAGCTTTAGCAAATTCTGCTTGAGCCTGTTTTGTTTTCTTATCTGCTTGAGGATATCCACCTGGTTTCTCTACACCTGTTACTACAGGTTCCTCTTTTTTGAATGCACCTTTTACAGCAGGATAACCAAACCAACCAGCGGTTAATAATCCAGTTGGAGAAGTAAGACCTCTCACTGCTGATTTTCCCCATCCTTTTGCTGTTGGAGACATGATTGCATCTTTAGCCCACTTACCTGCTTTAAATAATGGATCTCTTGCTAACCAACCTTTTAGTCCAGTTGCTACTGGTTGGCCTACCACATTTTTAGCAGTTTGTTCGACTGCTTTTTGAGCGATCTTTCTTCCACCAATTGTAGCTAACCATCTAGCTGCATTTATTCCTCCCATTATTGGAATATTTACTACATGATGTTCTCTGCCTCCTGTGCTAGGGTAAACAGGATTCCCTACGAGCGCAGCTTGACCGCCGCCTCTGTAAGGTTCTCTGATGCCATGCATAACCCCTTGTTTAATGGGGCCGCCCATATTGAACATGGGTCTAGATAAAGTTCTCATTAAATTTTTCCAAGTAGTGGTTGTGGATGGAATATTTTTTGGTACAAGCCTCCTACTCCTAAAGCTGTGCTTAAAGCTTGAGACATTGGTGTTGCTTGTTGAGGTTGTTGATATTGTGCCGCTGCTACTCCACCTGTTAATCCTGTAATCCCTTGACCATACTGACTTAATCTTCCGTAAGGTTCATAAGCTGCTGTCTGTGCTGCTTGTTGATCGGCTGTTAATCTTGCTTGTGCTTGTCCTTGTCTTAAACTTCCAAGCTGTCCTAGAGCTCCTACGTCTGCTCCCAGACCTGCTCTTTGGAAATTAGAAAGACCCATTTGTGCTGCCCCTAGTCCTAACTGACCTTGGCCAATTGCCTGTTGCTGACCGAAAGCTGTTTGTGCTGCTTGTTGTGCTTGACCAAAACCTTGTTGTAATAATTGTGCTTGAAGGGCTGCTCTATTTAAATCACTTCCTGCCATGTACTCAGCTTGTTGAACGCCTTCACGTCCTCCGCCAAAAGCACCCGGTGTTCCTAGCGCTTGATCTCTTAAAGCTTGTTGCTGTTGTGCTGCTTGTTTGTCAAATGATGCTAGAGAGGTATCAATCACATCTTGTTGATAGGGAGACATGAAAGGTTGATAAGCTGTTGGACCTGTTAAAGCACCAAGACCTGCTTGCGCGGTTCCTGCTGCTCCGACATTGGCTTGAGCTGCTGTTAAATAAGGACTATAGGATCCAACCCCTTGTTGAGCTAAATTAATAGCGGAGGTTTGTAAAGGATCTTCTCCGGCAACAAATTGTTGACCGGTAAATTTACTTGTATCGATTGGTACTGAATAAGCTGCTGTTGCCTGTTTGGCGTAATCCTTTGCGGTGTCTTCTAAATATCCTGGTAACTGGAAAGAAGGGATACCTGTTTCTTCAACAGGAGTACCAGAAGATCCTAAACTTTTTAAAATTTCAGCTTCTTCCGTGCTGATGTAGGCTAGAAATTCACCTGCTGGTGCATATTGTTCTAATATCTTTTTGGCTTCTAATATTTTTGTTGCCATTATGCCATCCTCGTTTCTAATTGTTTCATATTATTATACATGCCTTGAGCGCCCTGAGAATCTTCTGAGATTTGTCCACCGGATTCTAAATTATTCATCATATTCTGCATGACTTCGGCACCGGCATCGATGTCCCCGCCGCCTGCATTTCTCACAGCATCAGCTGTGAATACAAATTCGTTTTTACTGAGTCTAGCTGGAACGTCGTCAGCCTTTTCTTTTTTACCTAATGGCACAAAGCCACCTTCTTGTCTATAATCTTTTTCCATACCACCAAGACTCATGAGTCCGCCTTCAGCTGCCATTGCAGGGGCTGCCATTTGAGGTGCGAATTGAACGTCTTCTTCTTGCATCGACATTGCTTCAGGTTGTTGTTCCATAGCTGCCTGATAGACAACCATTAATTGTTCTTCATCTAATTCTTCTAATCGTAATTGGAAAATTTCCATTGCTAAAGCTTCGAGTTGTTCTCGAGTCGGTTCGCCTTGAACCTCTTCAATATTTTCTTCCATCAATCCTGCAGGTGTTGCTTCGACCATTGATTCATCGGTTACGAGTTCTCCACCTTGAAACATCGGTCTATCGGTTGGTCCCTGAGCCATGGGTCCTTGACCTTGAGCCTGTTGCAACACGGCCATTTTAAATTGTTGATAGGACATTGTCCCACCTTGATTACGATATTTTTGATATTCCATTTTTAACATTTGTTCTGCTTGAGCTTCTGCAGGGCCACCACCATTGGCTAATCGTGCTAGACCTCCATCCGCTAAATAATATCCTGACTGGACATAATTTTGATTCGGTAGAAAAGCTAAACTTGGATCTTGTTTCCTTGCCATCATTCTAATGTCAGCAATGTTTGAAGGAGTCACTGACCATGGAGATTCCTCTTCTTCCTCCTCATCTTTTTGACCCATAAAAGGTAAAGCCGAGGCTAATACACCTCCGCCTATGAGTGCTGCTTTGCCATATCCAAAATCTTTAAGTTTTTGTCCGAATCCACCGCTTCTAGCTACAGCGTCACCGGCTGTTTTATAACCTAATGGTGATCCTTTCCATAAATTTCTTGCTATACCAATACCTCTTCCCAAGCCACTTTGAGCACCAAACCATCCTTGGCCACCGAAAGATCCTAGCTTTGCACCGGCTCCCCAAGGTACTCCTAAAGCTAGAGCAGCTAGTCCTATTTTACCAGCCTTACTTCCAACTACTTTCTTAATTCCTTTTTTAATTTTCTTGAAGATACCGTACTGTTTAACACCGGGTTCAACGATACCTCCTGGTTTACCTACGATCTTTTCGTCAGGTGCCAGGGATCCGATGCCATGTTGTCTGTGTGATTTTGTCATAATTTCGCCTAAATTTTGAACCTACTTGGTTTTACCGAACAAATCAAGCTTCGGCATAAGAACATGGACATCCCTGCGGATGTCTTTTTCTGGGATTCCTTTAGCTTTCCACTCTTCTTCGGTCTTATATTTTTCCCCTGTTTTTAAATTACTGATCGTTGTCGTGACTTTAGCTGCTTTTAGTTCCATTAAATAGTAACCTCCTTATGAATATTTAAATAACTGATGGTGATATCCACCCCATCGCTCACCGTGCCTGCTGTCGTATAGGTTAATAGAGTATTTCCTTCCACGACCATAGGATTCGTTAGAATTTCTACGCTGGCTGCGGTACTTAAAGTTTGGGTATTAATCACCTGGAAACCATTATTGGTAATGGTAATCGTAGGAGCATTGGCTCCTGATTTATTAGTTACATGCAACGACTTTACAATATAGGTTTCATTAACTAATGGGTTTTGAGTAGCCACTCCGTTTACTAGAGTCGTACCAAATAAATTAATAGGTCCTTCAGCAGCTGTGCTGGTTACTCCGTACATTTTATATTCATTAATAACTGCCATTAATCCACAAAGAAAGCTTGTGCTTCTGTCTCCTGTTTTAATTCTTCTTGAAAAGTCGTATTAAGTTTATTGATGACGCCGTCGAGATCACGAATTAAGGATTGAAGAGTTTTTTGATCGTATTCTTTGCTAGCTCTGGTTAGGGCCTGAGTAATCTTTGCCATTAAAGTAGACCTACGATACCACCTTGTGCACCAAAAAAGTCACTGGGGCTTTTATCAATAGCATCTAAGAAATTTTCATAGGTTAATTCCGGATCTAATTCTTTAGCGGCTAAAAATTCTTCCCACATAAAAGGTATGCCTTCCGCAGAAGCCATTTCAATATTTTCATCAAAACCTGGACCTTCAACATTCACATCTTCTACAAAACCTCTGGTGGCATAACCGATTCGGCCGCCTTGAGCTTTACTCCACGTTCCTTTTACACTGTCATAAAGTTTTATAATTTCATCGTCAGACATTCCTTTCATCATGTCATCATATCCTTTTGAAGATAACCAATCTTTATATGATCCACCATTACTATACCCAATCCTTCCGCCTTGAGCCATCATTTCTTTTTGACCGGTTCTACCACTATAACCACTTGTTGTTGTACGTCCTGTCCCAGCATCAAATCCTTGTCCCCCTGGAGCAGACCCATATCCTGGAGTGCTTGTTGCTCGGGCTACATGTGCTGTTGCAGCAGCCTCTGCCGCTGCTTTTTCAGCTGCTGCTTTTTCAGCTGCTGCTGCAGTTGCTCTGTTTTCTCTCCATCTCCTAATTCCCTTCATTAGAAGATTACTTGGTGTAGGAAGTTTAGAATATGCATCTTGGACATCACCTAAAGTTCTTTTAGCCCAATTTCCAAAACCTGGTAGCTTTGCTTCATCTAGTCCCCCACTCAATGCTCCTGGTGAAAGACCTAGTGGTCTCTTATATGTAACTTGAGTTCCGCTGACATCACCAGCTCCTCCATCTCCGGTTGGAATAGGCCAAGGCCATTTATAAGGGTTAGCCACTCCTGCTGCAGTGATTCCTGCATTGGTATTTTGACCCATGATTTCGGGAGGGGTATAGTTTAATCGAAATCGTTCTTGGGGAATAAAATGTTGTCCTCCTTCGTAGATCGCTTGATCTGCTTCATTATAAAAAGGCAATGCCATTATCTTCTCCCGTCTGGTTGAATATCCAGTCTAAATGTTCCCAGCTTCCAGTCTTGAGACGTGGAAGTGTTTTCTACCTTGAACGCAATGGCTCTCGCCCTTGCGCGTGTGTCAACTTTATCAGTGGAAGTTGTGATTGTAAAGGGTCCTAATGAAGAGCTTGCCGCGGTATCATTCGGATAATTGCGAAGCATCAAAGTAATCCTAGTATCTCCGGTCTGGGTAATGAAGTCCGGTAGAAATCTTCTAATCTTCATGATGTATTCTCCATCGCCTCGTAAGTCAGGAGATCCTAAAAACTGTCCTTGTGCCGATCTCTTCTGGGTAATATCAAAATCTCCTGAAATAATATTAGAGGTGATAGCAGTCACCGCTCCTCCGGCATCGATTTGATCGGTCCCTGTTTCCTGTTCATAGTAGATGGTAATACCATTCGTGTTGCCTACGACATCAAAAGAAACATCATCGCCTGTAGTATAATAACAGGCATGAGGTTTATCAAATACGGAAGAATCGGCCCATGCCGTTCGGGGTAAGCTTCCAGTATACCATATGGGTTTTTTGACGAGGATAGATTCTAAATAATTATAAGTAACCACACGATCAACAACATTGGATCCATTGGTACAGTAATACCAGCTGACTTCTCCAAATAGATTATTGAGTCCTGCATTAATTAAATTTCGTGAAGTCGTATTAATATCATCGTAGACATAGTCTTCTACCAAGCATGGCAGCGATTGAAGTTGGCCTGAGTATTGAAAGAATCCATTTTCTGACATCCAGAAAGCAGTACCATCCACTTCCATACAGGCATTCTTTCCGAGTAGTCCGCAGTTCGTTCCGACCTGTTCGAAAGAAAAGGTAAACGGTTGGCCGACAAAACGCATTAAGAAGATAGCAGAGTCGGTCCAAATATAAATGGCATCTCGACCACGGATACTTCCCATGATCTTAGAACCATCCGCGAGTCTTTGTGTACCTGCGGTATTGGTTGCTGTGGGTGTGTAAGTATTCAGATCCTCCTGATCCGACCACCTGATAAACATATCATCCTGGGTACTGGTATCACCAATCGTTGTTTCAGTTCCAAAGAAAACTAAGTGACGATCAACGGATGATACTAACACATGTCTCGAAGCGGTAGGTGCCCCACTAATAATAGTGGCTCGGGTTTCAGTAGCGTTAGCGGCTGCGGAATCCCATTCAAAACAGGCACTATTATAGATAAGAGCAATCAGTTTAGTTCCATAATTATCAAGTACCCATAAACCAGGTTCAATGGTAACGTCCTGTGAAGAAGATTCTCCCCAGGCAACATAGTCTGAAATATTAGTAATAGTTGCGCCAGCTGTATGGAGGGCTAAGGTTGTTCCATTAACGTTTCTTGCTCCTCCACTTAAGGTTCCTGTGCTTGTGTCATTATCTGTATAAGAAATATCTTCGGTCCCTATTCTAATTTCTCCAGAAGCTGGAAAAGCAGTAGAACTGGTTAAGACCACTGTTGTAACCGCAGCATCGGCTGCAATAGTTGTTACCAAAGTTGTCGTCGCTGGGCCAGAAGCCGTTCCTGACCATTGACCCGTACCAAAACCAAAGCCACCAAGTTCTTGTGCAGGTCCGACGCTATAATAAGTTTGAGCTCGTGCACTTCCTGCATTCGTTGTGGTTCCTGTTGCAGCAGAACCCATCGTAACGATAATACTTGTTGCTGTAGGAATGGACGTAGCCATGAATTTTTTATCTTCAAAATCTGCATCGGTGAAGCCTGAACCCGGAGGCGCGGTAACCGTATCTAATAAAACAATATCATCTTCTGACATACCGTGCACAGAAGGAAAAGTTATGGTAACAGCAGTCTCAGTATCAGTGGTTGAAAAATCACAACCGGTAATCGTGTTCTTGATGGGGTGAATATCGTAATATTGTCCAGCGGAATAAACGTATAAAATTCTATTGGTTCCTATCGCTGCATACTTAATCCCAGCATTATCATCAAAATGATGAAGGGCTCGAGCAGCTCCGGTCAGTTTGTCTTCCCCTAGCTGATCCCAACCCCCTAATTTTTCAGGGGTGCCGTATCTAAAACGTACGTTATCACCACCTGTCCATTGTGCCTCAGCACCGGTAGCAGTGACTTGTTTATTAAAGCCGGGTATAAAACTCAGTTTTTGGAGCATAGAAAAATCTCTTTAAAATACAAATATACTATATTTTTAGTGGGATCAACTGGACTTTAAGTGTATATATTCTCTTTTAAATATTCATACAGGGTTGGACTTTTATCTGCCAATTCATTAATTCTCTTCTTCCTTTGGTCCCAATAATCAAATACTTTTTTCATGTAACCTTTAAAATAGTCTCTAGATGAACCGGTCCAGAGGGGTGTTTGTTGAGCAATTTTATCACGAATATAATCAGTATAAAAATTTATATGATGTCCTGCTGTTATACAGGCCGTGCCATCTGAAAAACCATTGGAGGTAAAACTATGAAATCTGGATCGACTTAGTTCCATAGTTTGATCTTTTCTATGTTTTCCAACAGAACCTAATCCTAGAGGAGCTGCAAAGGTATCATTCCAATGTTCCCCCATTTCTAGTTCTTGAGTATACCATCGCCAATATTCTGTATCGTCTCTTACCGAACCAAAAAAATGATACCCTATAAAATGTTTTATACTGTCTATATGGATTTGCATTTCTCTGTTTACACAATCTCTATCCAATTGGGTTATGTGCCGGTCTCTCGACTGAAGAGCTATGACTAATTTATCAACCCCTTCATGTGCAAAAACTAATCCTGTGGACTCTAAAGGTTCTATGAATCCATACGACAATCCAACCGCTAAACAATTTTTATGCCAACATTGTTTATGTCTACCATTTCTAATGTCTATATGGTGGTAATCTAATTCGTCGCCGTGTCCAATATGTTTTTGAAATTCTATTAAAGCGTCATCTTTATTTATAAAATCTTTACTATAAACATAACCACTACCAATCCTGCTCCACAGCGGGATGTTCCATACCCAACCATTATTTATTGCTGTTCCATTTGTTGTTAAATCCATTTCAATATTAGGATTCTCATATGGAATTTTTGTAGCCCATGTTCCATTATTAATGAGCATGTCGCTATAACTTATATAAGGAACTTTAAGGGCTTGTTCTAGGAGTAAACTTCTAAATCCTGTACAATCTACATAAAGGTCTGCTGTTAAATCCCCGTGTTCTTTGGTAGCCACAGAAGAAATCCATCCCCTTTCATCTAATTTAATATCCGTGACATGGTCTCTAATATAGGTAGTCTTTGAACATAAATTTTTTCTCATCCAATGACCTAGTTTCCCCGCATCAAATTGGTAAGCCCAATCTCTATCAATATTAAAATTAGGTATGATATTTTCTTTATTTAAATTAACTCTATTTTTATTAATTAAGGGCATCGCCGGCCAATAAGTATCGGCAAAATCGGATTGTGGCGTATCGGGGTATATCCATTTCTTTAAAAACCAATCATCGGTTCCATATTCTGAAACGGTAAAATCCAAAAACCCAAATGGATAATGAAACACTTCCCCTTTTTTATAAAAATCAGTAAACTTAATAGATCCTTTATAAGTCGCATCGCAATGGGGCATCCAATCTTTATCTTTCATACCTAAACTTCGAAAAAATTTATTGATCGATAACAATGTAGATTCTCCTACTCCGATGGTACGTACCGCAGGAGATTCTATTAGAGTAACTCTAACTTCGGGACAATGTTTATTTAATGCTGAAGCTGTAAACCAGCCTGATGTTCCTCCCCCTACTATAACAATAGAATTAATTTGCATACTTTTTAGGTCCAACGCTCACCCGTTAGTAAGAAAGCCACAGAGGTACGCGTTCCTTTCGTTACAGGAGTTACTCGATGAAGAAAAAGAGATGGAAACATAATCATATATCCGGGTTTATCCATTTCGGGAACCTTCGTAATACAACCTGTATTCAGTTCCAGTTCTCCTCCTTCGTAAGGACTCTCTGAAAGATTTAAAAGAGCGGTTATTTTGATGTCACTGGGAGGGTAAGTATGACTATCTAAATGCCAGGCATATTGTTCCTCTTTACTATAACGATTAATGAAGAGCCAATCGTGATCGTTTTCAGGAAAAAGATGAAATCCAAAAACTCGTGCATTTCTCAATCGAATAAAATCATTAAACTTATGTAAATATTTTTTTGCGTCTTTCCATACAACGGCGTCTACTTTAGAAGTTTTAACAACGCCCCCAGCTGCCCATGGAGTAGTATCTTTATTCATCATATATTTTTTTAAATTTTTATTAATTTCTTTTACTTCCTTGGGGGTGTAAACGGGTTCCCAATAATAAAGAGGATATTGAAGAGACATTTAGCCTTTGAAACCTCGAAACCAATCAGGAAGACCCAGCAAAGGTCTTCGATCATATTTATTTGCTTCAGCTGTTGGAAGTTTGGCGTTGTTGTAATGTAAAAAAACTTGGCAGTATGTTTCTCCTTCGAAACGCTCACGCCAATGTTCTACTTCTGGGCCGGCATAAAGAAGCATGTCACCGGGATTAAGATTAATTTTAATTCCTGCCCGTCCTTCTTTACCAGAAGGCTCAAGATAAATAGGCCATGGGTCCCCTCCTAAATGTAAAGTGGTGGAAACTTCACAGGAATAACGATCTTTATGTCGTTCCAGAATATCTCCTTTTTTATAGATTCGCGCAAATGCATAGGTTTCATTTAATTTATAGCCTGTTTCTTTTTCCATTTTGGGTTTGAGTTTTGTTAATAAAGTTTCCATCACGACATCTCCATAATGGCAATAAGTATTGGGAACCTGTTTATCATCCCATCGGCCCCATTCTGTTGTAAAAGGAGAAACCCAGCGGGTATTAAACAAAAAACGAGCCACCTTTCTTTTGTTTAAAAAATAATGATAACAGAATCTGGTTAGTTCTGGACTAAGAGCTGATTTTAAAAGTTTATATTTAGATTTTTTAAAATTCACTACTTCACCAGACATTGAAGGTTCCAATGAATAAATCGAAAAGGATGTAAGCCCATATCTAGAGGATATTCATGAGGAACATATCCGGGAATAATAATCATGGTACCGGGTTTAGGAGTAAAATGAACGTTGGACGTAGCACATGTTACTTGGCTCGGATCTTTTTGAGGAAGTCCTTTCATGATGGCGCCTGGACGAGGATCATGAAAAATAGGATAAGAAGTTTTAGAGCTACATTTTAAAAAGAAGAAACCAGAAACGTGTTGATCCGGATGCGTGTGCGGGGCATGGTGACCTCCTCCAGCCTTCCCAAATTCTTGCACCCACATTTCAGTAAAATTTAAAGAATGATTTTTTAGATCCCATCCACACCAGTTTAAGAATTCCCAACTAGAGCTCCCAGCAAACTGTGCAAAATCTCTCATTTCAGGAAGATGATATAAACTTCCAGAATGATGGGACATTCCAAAATCTTTCAGGTTTTTTTTAAGTGTTTTATTTCTCTTTTTAATAGCTTTAGTATTTATTTTTTGGGCTGCTTTAATATGTTTATCACATATTTTATTTAATAATGGTACACGCTCGGGAAACTCTCCATGCCATATGGGAGTTGAAAAATATTCCCATCCTGAAAATAAAGGAATATGTTTTGTGGTAGTGATTGTGTCGCTCATTTTTGCTCTCTTCTAAAAAAAATAGATAAGGTAAATCTATAAGCGGGACCCACATACGATTGAGGTCTTAAAGTATGAGGTATATTTTGTGCATCAAAAATAATGAATCGCCCAGGTTTATAAGGTGAAGTATATATAATTTCTTTTTCATCCTTATCCCAAAATAAGGTTTCTCCGCACCATTCAGGTTTCCAATCTAGATTGATATAATAAAGAATTCCAATGTTGCCTGCATGAACATGGTTATAATGAATATCACCAGGCTTAGATAAATTGATCAAGGCTTTAGTGATAGATTTAAAATGAAAGTTTTTTTTAAATTTAGATTGCTTCAATATGTTTTCAATGAAAGGAAGAATATTCATTTTCGTTAAATCATCTGGTGTACAAGAACTATGGAGACAGGGGAAAGCTTTTTTCTCATATTCATCACGATCTTCCCACCCTATGGTATAACGAGAATTTTGTGCAAACATATAGAATGCACTACGTTCAGTAAAAGGAACAATATCATCGTAAATTTCTATATTTTTCATTTAAATGGATCTCCTAAATACCATGATACTAAAGAATATCTCGTTCCTCTCGTTACCGGTGTAACTCGGTGCCATACAAAACTTGGAAACACAACTAATGAACCTTTCGAATTTATTTCTTTACATACATGAGATTTGATTTTTGAATATTGACGAAAATCAAATTCTAAATTTCCTCCACTATACTCTTTTTGATCAGATAAGGAAACCGTCATTGATAATTTTCTTATTTTTCCTTGCATTGTTCCAGGTGTCTTATAGGCTTCCTCCCATGAATCTTGATGCCAACCATAATATTGGTTTTTTGTATAAATAGTAAACTGACAATTCTCTGCATCATTCCACTGAAAATTCCAACCCGCTGAATAATTAGCACCACGAATATAGGGAGAGATTTCTTTATAAATCCAGTTATCATCCATCCATACAATATTGGAATCTCTTTTCTTTTTTAAGTTTTTAAGTTCTTTAGTACTCAAGGGATTTTTAATTAAATCTCGATGCTGTCCTTGCCCTCCCGTTATTGCTCTTCCTTTTTGGTGTCTAAGGCCATAGTTAATAATTTCATCACAAAGACGACGAGGGATTGCATCTTTCCAATACCAATAATAGTGTTTTAAATTCATCTTACGTCCTTAGATAAGAATAGTTAGAACAAAAGAAAAAATTATGTTGGGTACTTATATTTTTGGAAATATAATATCGTTGAATCGAAGGAAAAATAATATATTTATTTATGGCTAAAGGAATATGCCACGTGTTTGCCACTCTATTTTTATCATCATATTCAATCACTAATTCACATGAGTCTTCAGCTACATCGACTCCATAGATACAAGTATAGTCGGATGCCTCTTTAAGCGACATTTTATCTACCTGATTCCGGTTAAAAGACATTTCTAGGGGAGCATAAATATTTCCCCATTCCAATTTTGTCTGTAAAAATTTTTTATTAGGAACAAGAAAATGATCCCTAAGATAGGTTTGAAGTTCGTTCTTGGCTTTAGTACTGGGTATCTTATAATCCTTAGAACGAATAGGATCGTTTTCTTTTATACATTTATTAAAAGACGATGAAAATAAAATATCATATTTAATTTGAGTACGATCAATTTTAAATCCGTAAGGAGAGGGGATTTCTCCGTAATGTATATCTGTTTCACTTAATACTTTCTTCTTCATTTATTTAGTATACCAGCTATTTAGTATACCAGCAAGGAATTGTATATCTAGCCCCTTTTTTAATTTTATTGACCGAATGAGCTTCTTTATCCCCGGCAAATAATACCATTAATCCTTGTTTAGGTTTTATTGTCGTTTTTCCCACAACGGTCTCACCCCCTGTAAAATTATCATTTAAATAGATAATACTTGTGTAGTAATGATGAGGAAAATCTTTATGTGGTTCTTGCCATACTCCTGTTGGCCATTTTACAATTTCAAAATAATCTACAAACATCTCAGCATCTATGTTTTTAATCGTAAAATTAAAACGACCATTTAATTTTTTTGAATCGTATTCAAGATATCGAGAAAAAACCACCACTTCAGTTTTTTTATCCTGAGAACCATGGTAAAAAATTCTTTTATCATTGTTAGGATGGAATAAGTCAGAGTGTCTCTTTATAAAATATTGACATTGACTAGGTGTCAAAAAATTCTCATATGAATAAACCATGGTGAATGCGGGATTATATATGAAACTTAATAAAAGGGAAAGTAAAATTCATATCACATTAATAATCAAACTTTTCAAAATCCTGGCGATAAAATTTTTTGATATTGTTGATCAAGGCCGTAGTTTTCATTAATCCTGGCTGATCGTAGTCTTCTTGGAGATAAGTCTGTGTTTTAATAGAAAAATTAATAGGAAGAATATTGTTTATCCAATCACAAAATTTTTCACCAAAACCATTTTCATATTTCCATATCTTTGTATGAGGAGATACAAATTCATGTTGGGGTCGCCACCAGTTAGCGGTATTTATAAGTCTATACTGAGAAACAATACTCTCGTAAGTCGTCCAGTCTTCAAAAGAAGATTGGCTCGCTACCGTTGAATAAGACCAACTGGCTGAAAAAAATCTATCAATTGGATTTCTTACAACTGCTATAGAAGAAAGACCTTTAATACTTTTCCATTTACTATAAAGGGGGTGATGGGTGTGCAGAATTTCTACCCCTTCTGTTGGTGTCCCTAGGTAATTATCTCTTTCTTTTTTTTCTTTTATACTCCAGTTAAAGATTTTTTTAGTTAAATGATGTTCTATATTATATCCATTCTCCCTAAAATTTTCTAATAAAAATCTACCAGCGGTGCGTGGAATGTGAATAAAGAAAAATCTTCCATGCGTTTTTGTGTGATGAAAAATTGGCACGTAAGAACGTAAAAATTTACCTTAGCCTTGTAATCCAAGTTTGAGTCGATTCGTTCCAAGCATAAGTTTCAATATCCAGTCCTTCTGCGTTTTTAGGAGAAACGGGTTTAGGGGTAGGGGCTTCATATCGACAGGTCGTTTCATTCAATGTCCAGGAAGGATAAGGTTGAGGAGGAAGAAAAGCATCCCGTGCACTATCGTAAGTGTGTCCAATGCTTGCGAAATTTTTTCGATAAGGAGTTACTCCATCGACTTCAGAAATTTTCCATAATTCAGCCGGCCAACCATGGGTTCTGTATAAATGGCCCTGACCTACTTCTTCATTAATTTGATTATTTTTTGTCGTTTTAGCTTTATCAAAAGTAAGTATATTAACTACTGTTTTTCCATCATCCGATAATTTTGCAAAAGTTGCCATAATATTTATGCTGTAAATGTCCCAGGAGCATTAAAAAGATGAATAGTGTCACATCCACATGTAGAATCACATCCAGATGTTGTACTTGATGAAGCGGTTAATCTTCTAATAATTACGACGCCACTTCCTCCCGCTTTGCCACCGCCAGGGGGATTCGATCCTCCGCCGCCACCACCAGTATTGGCTTGTCCAGCTCCACCACCACCTGCACCCTGTGTAGGTTTAGATCCTTGACCACCGCCGCCAGATCCTCCGGCTCCTCCGGTAACAGGTCCTTCTCCTCCGCCGCCACCGCCGCGAGTTGTACAGGCTCCACTAATGGAAGAAGCTTTTCCAGCTCCTCCGACACCACCAGTTGTTGGTCCTGTGGGTTTATCTTCGCCAGCTGCGCTAGCTCCGCCACCGCCGCCGCCAACAGCAGGTTGTCCAGGTCCTTGACCTCCAAATCCACCGTCGAAACCTTGTGCTCCAGTAGGGGTTGGGCTTGTGTCAGGATCATTTCCTGAGCCACCATCAGTAGTGGGAGGACCAGAAGGATCGGCTGCTCCGCCGCCACCAGATCCACCAGGCAAACCTTGCCATGGAGGATTTGGAGATCCTGCTCCTCCTCCACCGCCGCCACCAGCGGATGTTATAGTATCAAAAACTGAAGTTCCTCCAGGATTACCTGTTGCGGGTGGAGATGGGGGAGCGGGCATCTGAGCCCCTCCAGCGCCAACTGTTATGGGATAAGCTGTACACGGTATAACTTCATGTGCTTTACTAGCAATGATTCGATAACCTCCAGCACCGCCACCGCCAGCATGTTCATTGCCACCAGAGCCTCCTCCAGCAACAACGAGAAATTGTACATTATAAGGAGCTGCACCAGCGGCTCCAGATCCGAAACCTAGAATATTATATCCAAAAGACATTTATCTTTCCTCCTTATGCGTCGTTAGCAGCGTCTGTAGTATAGAATATTTTAATTCCTAATAATCTGACATCCCCTGTAAAGGAGTCACTGCCACTTGTTGCATTTCTGGAAACTTGAAAATATGTATACGTATCCGCTGCTGCTGCTTTAACTGTTACATTAGCACTCACTGGACTAACTAAGACATCTTCAACTGTACCTGTACCATTATCTGTAACATCTACCGCTGCATCAAAAGTTACGTCCGACGTAGCATCATTTGCAACACTAACACCTTGAAGACCAATTAAAGCGGCCCCTGTATCTGTGCTACTTGGACTCCAAAAAGCTTGGAACGTTAATGTACCTTCATCCCATGATTTAGGCATTGCAATAGAGAAC